GCAAACTTCTTCATGCGCGGCATAGCCATCTTTGACCTTGGCTTGAACGCATTAGGACCAAACTTTTTCACCCGTTTCATCAGTACTTACCACCGCCAGCCATCTTGACCATCTTACCCTTGGTCTTGCCCTTGGCCTCGCAGCCGCCGCCACGGACAGCACCGCCCGAAGCCATCTTCACGACCTTGGCCTTGGTCTTGCCCTTGTGGGCGACACCATCAGCGCCTTTCTTATACATCGTTGGATCTCCTGAATTTCTTGACGATCGACTTGACAGTATCGGTCTCGTAGATGCGAATGCCAGTCCACAGGATAGTGAAGAGCGCAGCGACTGAGGGAAGCATATCGAACAACGCTCCAAGCATCGTGACTACAGAAAGACCGTCCATCCCCAACTTTACGAACTCACCCGTGTCGTGCTTCATGCGGCCTCCGCAGAGTTTACCTGAGCGGCTAGCAAGTACTTACGGGCATTCTCAAGAATGTCGGGGCTATCCCTAAAATGTCCAAGTCCACGGTTACAGTGATTGCACAACATACCACGTACTCTGCCTGTCTTGTGATCATGATCTACTACTAGGCGTTCGCCGCGCTCGCAGATCATGCAGTTTTTTGCCCTAGACTTCAGTTCGAGCAGTTCCTCATCCGACATCACGCTACGGAATCTGCCGCGATTGATCCTGCTTCTATACGCGGCACGGCAAGCCCTGCACCAACTATCAAAACCGTTCTTTTTACGGTTATGTGGAGGAAAGAACTCTGATGTAGACGGCTTGTTCTCGCGACATTTGGAGCATGTCAGCAATTCCATGCCTTCAACGACAACGCTTTTCGCGTTGGTCGCCCCTTTTCGTCCTTCATCGCTCCGGGCATTCCGGACATTCTGGCGCAAAAAGACTTTCGCCGTGCCGCATCCTTGGGTGTTTTGGGATTTGGCGCTGGAGCCTTGAGTCCGGGCTTGCCGGGATTGGCCGCGTTGTAAGACGCCCTGCCTTTGGCGTTCAAGCCTCCAGCAGGGTTCTTCCCTTCCTTCCTTTGCCAAGCGGGTGACTTAGCCATAGAAGATCGTGACCTTCGAGGCAGTCGGCAAGGTGACGTGGATACTGTTATAGAACAGGATCCCTTCGCCGGGGATGAGGTTGGAGAAAGGGTTGTTCGTGTTCGCAGGGACGTTGAACTGCATCCGGATCGGACCAGTCGCACCGCCATCACGGAACACGAAGTCACCCGCAGTACCGCCCGAGAGGCCCTGATAGCCCTTCAGACGGTACCGCCCAGTCACCAGCGTCCCCGTAGCCTCCGTGTGGGCGGCTAAGACGTCTGTTTGCGTGGACATGTTAGTCCTCCGAGATTAGACAGAAGCCGGGATCTGCGAACCGTCCGACGCCCGCTGCGCGTAGACAACCGTGATGATCGCACGGCCCACACCAGCCGCCGTACCCACCGCGTAACGCGCCCAGAGCGGCGTATCCGCAGAAGTCGAGGTCTGCCACGCAAGTTGGGTCGTAGCAGTCGCCGTACCACGGAACCGACCGCCAGCCGTGGTGACCACAGCCGCCATCAACTGAGCGCCACCCGAAGCGTTGCCCACCGAGATGGTGGACGTGGACGAGCCACCCGGAACGACAACCTGATCGACCACGATGTCAACGATCTGAGCGCCCTGCGGCAAGTTGCCGAACTGGACATCGACGTTGCCGATACCGGCAGTCACGACGCCCGTGTCATAGGACTGGGAGAGGACGACGACGCCCGTGTTGCGGCCAGCAGCCACGGTGCCATCTTTGACAGTGCCCGAGCGAAGCGGGCCAGAGAAAGTTGAGAAAGACATAATAAGACTCCTTTTGCACAAGTTGCCGTACTGTCTGTGCAACGTCTCCTAGGCGAGTCAGTACGGCTAGATAAGCCTAGATTGAACGGTCTTAGGCGGACTTCCGCTTCGACCACACGGACCAAGCAGCGACAGCCAAGGTGGCAAGGGCACCCGAAACGGCGAGAACCGTCTCCGAGTCCACCACACCCTTGGCAACGAAGAACCCGCCCAGCGAAGCGGCGAGGGTGCGGACGATGCCTGCAATCTGTTCACCAGTCATGTTGTACTCCTATAGGGCCGAAAGGGGAAGAGGGGGCCGAAGCCCCCTCCCCCCGGATCATCAAGTCGAACCCGGCGAAGCGAACATGCCGAGCGGATCCGACCAACCGAACGAGTAACGCTCACGGGCCTTGTAGCGGACATTGCCCGTGTCGAAATCACCGTCCATCGAGTTGGCCAGCGGCGCACGGACGAAGTGCTTCATGCCATTCGGAACGTCGGTCGTGAGGAACCAAGCGTTCGGATCGGTCAGGAAGTGGTTCACCGTGTAGCCACCGGGGATCGAACCCATCGCCTTCAGCGCGTTGATGTCGTTGTCGGTCGTGCCAACACGGAGTTCCGTGTCGAGCAGTCGCTTGGCGACGAACATCAAGGACGGCGGGACGATGAGTTTGCGCGGCTTGGCAGCGATGAGGAGGCCACGCTCGTCAGTCCACCCAGCGATCTGGATGACCGACGCCTCAAGCGAGGTCTCATTGAGGTCAGCAGCCGTGAGGCGGTTGCTGTTGGTCTCACCGTTGGTAAGGGGGTGCGCCGCCGAGAAGAGCGGAACACCGTCGCCGCCGGTCTGAAGGGCCGAGAAGCCGTAGTTCAGAACGGAAGCCGCCTTGACCTGCTTCGTGTACGCCATCGCACGAGCAAGAGCCTTGGTGTAGCGCTTGCTGAGCGAGTCGTACAGGTTGTCCTCAACCGCTTCCTCCGTGATGGCGAAGCCGAGAGCGATGGTCTCGTGGTTATAACGAGCGGTCCAAGCCTCCTGCGCATTGTCGTACGCAATCGCCTGACCTTCGTTCTTGACCGGAGCCGCCGAGAAGCCCGACAACTTGGTCTCTTCTTCGAAGGAACGCTCGGAGGTCTCAGTCTCGTAGATCTCCTTGTGTTCCTCACCGTACTGCTTGTACTCCAGACCGAACAGGGCGTTCAGACCGGGGAGCAGTTCCTTCAACAGTTGTGCGCGTGAAATAGCCATTTTCTACTGCTCCTTAAGCCGTGGTGCTGCTGTAGTAACCGTGGGTCAGGAGATTGATCTTGACGAGGATCTCCGGATACACGGTGAACAGGATGCTGGACGCCGCCGGGATCGCCGTGACACCGCCCGGAACCGCGATCGCCGCGTTGAGCGTGACCGAAGTCGCACCCGCCGAAGCACCCGCAGTCACGAAGGACGAGGTCTCGATGATCTGGCCGTTCGACGCAAGGTACGACACGCTCGCACCGACCGGGATCGCAGCCGAGAGGCCCGAACCAGTCAGAGTGATCGCCGTGCCCGAGGACGAACCCGTGCCCGTGGCAACGACCGCAGTCTCCTCAACCACACCGACGCAGCGAAGCGGCAGGATGGTGGAAGCCGGGGTCGCAACCGGAGCGAGGACAGCGTTGGCCGAGTTGCCCGTATTGAGGCTCGACGCAACAGCCGCGTTGTCGATAGCCGACAGGTTAGTGCCGACCAGCGCCTTCGCGCCCGAAGCCACGACCGTCGTAGCCGAGCAGACGACAGCCTTGAACACCGTGTCCGGATCGTCCACGACATAAGCGACCGCATCGCCAGCCTGCGTACCGCTGGGCCAGAACTGCGAGAACTGCTTCTGCTTGGTGATCGGATTGGTGTAGGAACAGCCGACGAACACGCCAGTGACAGCGTTGGAAGCGGTGGTCGCGCCGATCGCCGCACGGGCCACAAACCCGCGAGACAGGACGACGAAATCACCGTTGAAGATGTTCGTGGCGTAGCCGTACTGGATGGGATACATCCGAGTACTGCCAGCGAACACCTGACCGCCGATCAGATTGACCGGCTTCAGCCCGTACGGGGCTGCAACAGCAGGATAAGCCATTAGGTACTCCTAAAAGGTAAAGTTATTTACTCTTGCCGAACGACGTCGTGGACTTACGCTCGTTGAAGAGCGGCATCCTTGGGTCGTTCAACTTCATGTAGGTGTTGTCTACCGACTCGATCTGAGACTTCGCCTGCCGCTGATAGTAAGCGTCACGCTGGCGCATCATCTCTTCAGGAGCCTTGCAGAGCA